GTTGTCGTGATTCACAACCGGCTTTTGACTGGGGCTTGAAGCAAGATCTTGCACAACGCATGGAATTGCCTGGGCAGTTTCATGAAGATACCGCATCTCTACCTCCTGCCACTGTGAGCAAGCATCACCTTGCACCGGCAACAAATCCTGTTCTTAATGGTTTATTCTGATGGCCCGCAAGGCATTTGATGTAAGCTCAATCCGCCTGAAACTGCGGTACATGATTGAACAAGGGTATATCACTCTTGAACAACTTGATGAACCATCACCAGGCTTCAAATCAAATATGAATGTTCACATGCGTGATTTCCCGAAAGGTTATCGCGGTGTACGTCATCAAAACCTCCTTCGCTAATCGCAAATAGCAAATGACTGACCCTAAACCTCCAGTTGAATACTCACGCACAACACGGTCTGTTGAACTCAAGGATTACGCAATCAGTGGTAACACTGATGACTTTCTTGAAGTCACACAATGGAAAAACTTTGAAGGTTTTGATCTGCACCTAAGTCGTGGTGAGCAATGGCTTTCACTGACTTGGGAAGAATATCGTGCAATGTTGGCAGCACTTGGTGATTGGGTTGAACAACCCGCTGATGTTTGCCCGCATATTGCTTCAACAACTGATGGCAGTAATTACTGCAAACTCGGGTTGAAAACGCTTCTTAACTATGCAGGAGAACCTTTTGTATGACCAGCACATCAGACCCATACGTTGCCTGTTCCTCCCTTGGATCTAAACTCCATATTCACCTTTCTGAATGGAAGGCAGCACGAAACCTAGCAAAACGTCTCAATAAAGATCCTTGCGCTGATGCTGCTTACCTACAAGGTGTTAAAGATCTACTAAACGATTACCTATCATCATTTCAACCCATGCAACCTTCAAATCTGTTCAACGTTTCAAAGCGTCAAGATCCAGTCATTGATCACCTTGCTGATCTTTTAGACTCCGCCAAGGCAACCGCTGCTGCAATTTCAGACAACGCCATCGACGAACAACTCCCAATCCCAACAGATCTGCTACAGTCCTTCTGCAATGACCTTGAACGCATCAAGGCATACTTGATTACGGCCTACGAAGTAAATGAAGGAAATCAAAGTCAGTCTGCCTGAATCTGACATCCAACTGCTTGATCAAATCGCAAGAGAAAAAAACACAAGCCGTGCCGAAATTATTCGTAGCAACATTGCTAATCACGGTCTTAGCACTGATTCTTTACATTGTGTTGCCATCGCTATTCGTAAACGACTGCACGGTGTATTTACAATTCAACAAGCCGAACAAGCTGCTGCAATCGCAATTTGCACCATCGCCAATGGATCAAAAAAAGCTGCGTAACATCTTTGCTGCCTATCACGATCACTACACTGTTTTGTACCACGAACTCAACAACCCACAACAACTCGATGAGCAGCAGCTATTTCAAGGACTGGATCAACGACATGACTCCAGACGCGATGCAACCCTTACTACCAGCAGCACAGGACACTGATGCAATGATGGATCGCGTCATCGTCCTGGAGCTGCTTTATCACCTTGAAGGTCGTGATAACCCATCACACTCTCATCACAACACCTACACTGGCCTCTGGCAAAATTACATCAATTCTCAACCTTGATGCTATATTGACAACAAATACACGTTTTTTTGCGTGACAAGCATTAACGACCTAAAGCAAGATCACAAAAACGCTCGTAAACGCACCAACCAATCAGCAGAGCTGATTCAGGAATCAATCAAGCGTTACGGTGCCGCACGCAGCATCGTCATTGATGAAGATAACCGGATCCTTGCTGGTAACGGCACCATCGAAGGCGCAAAGCAAGCAGGCATCAAAAATGTCCGCATCATCGAAACTGACGGTTCAGAAATTATTGCCGTCAAACGCACCGGCCTGACAGAGCACGAAAAGGTAGGTCTTGCCCTGGCGGATAACCGCACCAGTGACTTATCAGACTGGGATGCAGAGATGCTGCATCAACTCAGCGAAGAGCATGATGTCAGCCCTTGGTTTGATGAAGAAGACCTTGCCGAAATCCTAGGAGAAGAAACAGGTGTTAAAGAGCTTGCTAGCAATAACAGCTCAGAGATAGATGTTAACTCTTTTTCAGATTTTAACCATAAATGCCCACGTTGTGGTTTTGAGTTTGATAGCAAAGAGGACAATAAATAATGAATATACCTATAAAGGAACTATTAAAACCAACTACTGGAGCTTGGACCCTTAAAGACTTAAAAACAATTCCAAAAAATAATTTTAATGTTTTTAGTTGCTTCCATTGCGGCGGTGGCTCTTCAATGGGTTATAAGTTAGCTGGATTTAATGTTTTAGGCGGGGTTGAGATTGACCCTAAAATTATGGATATTTATAAAATAAATCATTGCCCTGAGTATAGCTATTTAATGCCAGTTAAAGATTTTAATAAAATTTCTAATACTAAGCTGCCAAGCTCCTTAACTGATAATTTAGATATTTTAGATGGTTCTCCGCCCTGCTCAGTATTTTCTATGGCAGGTAGTCGTGAAAAAAAATGGGGCTCTGAACATGCTTTTCGCGAAGGACAAGCAATTCAAAGGCTTGATGACTTATTCTTTGATTTTATTAATACAGCTAATAAGCTGCAACCTAAAGTAGTATTAGCTGAAAATGTAAAAGGTCTAATAATTGGCAATGCAAAAGGATACGTAAAGGAAATTTTTGCTGCCTTTTACGATGCTGGATATGAATGTCAATTATTTTTATTAAATTCTGCAAAAATGAGCGTCCCCCAAAAACGTGAGCGAACTTTCTTTATTGCTCGCCGCCGCGACCTTAATCTTTATCCTTTAAAATTATCTTTTAATGAGCCTTCTGTTTCTGTAAGGCAAGCCTTTAGAGGAACAAGCCCTTTAGGCGCTAAGCAGTTATCTCCTAAGGCATACAAGCTTTGGTCTAACACAAAGCCTGGAAATTCCTTCTCAAAAGCAGCAAAAGGCAGTTGGTTTGCATGGAAGCGTTTAAGTTTTAACTCACCAGCCCCTACATTAGTCTCTGGCTCTCCACCGTCTCATCCTTTGCAACCTCGTCATTTAAGCCCGTCTGAAATTATTAGAATACAATCTTTCCCTGATGACTATAATTTTAAGAATTTAGACCCTGTATATGTTTGCGGGATGTCAGTCCCTCCTTTTATGATTCAAAGAATTGCTCTGCAGATAATAGAGCAATGGTTTTTATCTGCTAATCTTTAGGTAGAGGAGGTTGGTTAATGGCAGCACCAAAAAGTACAGTTCAGCAAACCATGGAACGTGCTAATCGCTGTGCACGTATCCTTGCTAATGGTGGTAAGCGTTCCGACTGTATTCGGTTTTGCGCGGAAACATGGGGTGTCTCATCACGCCAAACTGATACTTACATCAAGAAAGCACGGGAAATGATGCGTAAAGATTGGGACATGGAGCGCTATGAAATGGTGGCGGAATTGTTGTCGCAGTCGTCTACGCTGCAGATGGAAGCACGTAAACGTGGGCAGTTGTCTGTCGCTTTGGGTTGTATCAATACAGCAGCACGTCTTGCTCAACTTGTGTCATGACTGAAATTAAACCCGTCAAAAATGAAGACTTCTGGTATGAGCCAACAGAAGACAGCATGTATCGCGTTTTTATGAAAATCAATGATGTCACCGCATGTTGCACCGTATCATCAATGCACTTGATCGAAGAAAAGCGTGCTCAATTGCGCGGGGCATGTTTACGTAATGTCGATTCTTGATGTCGTCCCCGAAGGGAACGTTCTGCAAAAGCTAGGTGAAGCACATGCGCTGCAAGATGCAGATGAACTGCTGAAACGCATTAAATCTGATCTACACCCAGGACAACTTGACTTCGTATCAGATCAAGACTCGCAGATCCTTGCAATATCCGCCGGATATGGTGCAGGTAAAACCAGAGCACTATGCGCTAAAACTCTTGCGCTAGCAATCGCTAATCAAGGTTTCATCGGTTGCGTCATGGAACCCACCGGCCCATTGATTCGTGACATCTGGTTGAACGACTTTGACGACTTCCTAGAAAATTACGAAGTCCCGCATACATTCAGAGCATCTCCACTGCCTGAATACATCCTGCACCTGCCTGGTGGTGATACAAAAATTCTATGCCGTAGCTTTGAAAATTACAGCAGGATTATCGGCTTGAACTTAGCCTTCTGTCTTGCTGATGAAATCGATACTGCTGGTTCAATCGCTACCAAGGCGTTCCCAAAAATCCTTGGCCGCTTGCGTTCGGGCAATACTAGACAGTTTGCTGCAGCATCCACACCAGAAGGTTTTAAGTGGTTGTATAACGAATTTGGAAGTCCTGATGCACTTGCCCGCACGGATCGCAAACTCATCAAGATGAAGACAACAGATAACCCACATCTTCCGCCAGATTTTATCGAGCGGCTAAAAGCTAACTACGATCCAAGTCTGCTGAAAGCATATCTTGACGGTGAGTTCGTAAACCTGAACACAGGCCAGGTGTATGACAGGTTTAATCGTGAAAAGCATGTTATCAAATCATTCAATCACGATGGTGAACCGCTGCACGTTGGCGTTGACTTCAACATTGGTAACATGTCTGCTGTCATTGCGGTCAGAACGCAAAAGCAACTCATCGTCATTGATGAAATCAGTGGTGGCCATGACACCGATGCAATCGCGCAAGAAATCAATCGACGGTATCCCAACCGCCAGCTTTATGCCTACCCTGACGCATCAGGCGGCAACCGAAGCACGAATGCCACAAGAACCGACATTGAGATCTTGTCATCGTATGGGTTCAGCAATCAATCACCCAAGGCAAATCCTCCCGTTCGTGATCGGGTGGCTGCTGTTCAAGCTGCTTTGGAAAACGGGAAAGGAGAAATCAGAGTGCAGATCACGCAGAACTGTAAGAAGCTGATCGAATGCCTGGAGCTGCAGAGCTATACGGAAAAGGGCGACCCTGATAAAGATGCAGGCTATGACCATATGAATGATGCGATCGGGTATATGGTGTGGCGTCTGTTTAACCCGCTTCATGCAAGAGCAGGTCGCGGCACCGGAATCAGGATTTACTAGACAACACCGCCGACAGCATGTAACTTATATCCTGTCAACCTTTTTCACTCAACATGCTTCAAGGCGCTGAACTCATCGCAAAA